ATATTTGAGAAGAATACTAAGAAAGTTCTTGGATTTATTCGGTTTGGTTCACCAACAATTAATTCCAAACCAAGAAATGAATGGTTGGGTAAAGCGCCTGATCTTTCTATCTTTAATCGACATGCAGCCATGGGATTTGTGATTGTCCCTTCACAACCTTTTGGTTACAACTATCTTGGTGGTAAACTTCTTGCACTTCTTTGTTGCTCTCATTTTGCTAGAGAAACTTTGAATGAAGTGTTTGAAAAAGAAATTGCTCTATTCGAGACAACATCCCTATATGGTTCTACTACAGATGCATCTCAGTATGATGGACTCAAACCTTATATGAGATACAAAGGTCTTACTGAGAGTAAGTTTCTTCCATTGCTTCACGATGAAGTCTTTCACAAACTTCATGATAGGTTTACTTTGTTGAACAACAATACTCCCTTGACTGACAATAAAGCTTCATCCAAGAAGATGAAACGTCAGACAAAGATGATTTCTATTATTCGTAATTCACTTCAGGACAAAGAGAAACTCGCCACATTCAATGCGGTTATTGATGCTGCATTTTCTCTTACTCAAAAGAAAAGGTTTTATATTTCTGATTATGGTTATGAGAATGTTCGTGAAGTGATTCTTGGAGAACAAAAAGAACTTCGTAAAGGTCAGAACTGGGATAAGTTTGAACTAGAAAATATTGTTTCGTGGTGGAAAAAGAAAGCGTCTAAGCGATATGAAAAACTAAAAGCAGAAGGTAGGTTCAGAACTAAGGTCGAACTCTGGACAGATGATGATGAGATTCAAATTATCCGATGAAAGTAGAAGTTACTCTATTCAAGGCTGGCACAGTCTTTAAAGAACAAGTAATTGCTAGAGACTATCAAGATGCAAAGCAAGTAGCACTTGCTCGTAATCCTGGAGCAACAGTTGTTAGTGTCACTGCGGTATTTAAATAATGGAATTAAAGGACTGGTTAAACTCCGTAAGTTTTAATAAGGAAAATCTTATTCAAGAAAACCCCGACAACCTTAAACAATACCCACCATATATTATCAATCGATGTCTCTCTGGACATGTTGATTGTATTATGTTTGCTAATGAGATGAATCTTAATCATCACCTTGACAAAGACATGCAATATTTGTTTTATCTAAATACTCTTAGGAAAAAGAAGAGATTCTCTCCTTGGCTCCGAAAAGATAAAATCACAGATTTAGAATGTATCAAACAATATTATGGATATAGCAATGAGAAAGCATCTCAAGCTCTGAAGATTCTAACTAAACAACAACTTGATTTTATTAAACAACGACTTGAAACTGGCGGAAAGAAATGACTACCGAAACTATTGAACCCCAAGTAAATTGGACACCCGACATGATGGTGGAAGTCCTTCTCAATGAACCCGATGACTTCCTGAAGGTTCGTGAGACTTTGACCCGTATCGGAGTTGCATCGAGAAAGGAGAAGAAACTCTATCAGTCTTGCCATATTCTACACAAGCAAGGTAGGTATTATCTCGTTCACTTTAAGGAACTGTTTGCCCTGGATGGCAAACATGCAAACCTGACTGTGAATGATGTTCAGCGTCGTAATCGTATTACCAGACTATTAGCTGACTGGGGTCTGATTACTGTAGTAAAGCAAGAATCGATTGCTGATATCGCTCCACTGAATCAAATTAAGGTTTTGTCTTATAAAGATAAAGGAGATTGGATTCTGGAACAAAAATACAATATTGGTAAAAAGGGTAAGACCCAGGAAACCGAATGATTCTGTAGGGAGTTCAACACTCCCTTTTTTTGTATATCTCTTATAATTAGTAGTGGATGCCGTAAGGGTCCACAATCGCTAAGACGCTCAAGGAGGTCTATCATGTTTGGAACTAATTCCTTTACTCTTTCTGTACCAGAAACCGAAAAGTATTTAACTGCAATTCAGAGAAACAGCATTGGAATGGATGAGTGGTTTAGAAGACTAGACACTACGTTTGAGACGCATACAAACTATCCACCATACAATCTTGTTAAAGAAGATACAACCAATTTTAGATTGGAAATTGCACTCGCTGGTTATAAAAAAGAAGACATTGAAGTAACAACAGAATGGAATAAACTTACCGTTGAAGCAAAAAAAGTTGATGATGCATCCGATGAGTATGTTCATCATGGATTAGCAAAACGAGCCTTCACCCGCACTTGGACACTATCGGATGATGTTGTGGTTGGTGACGTTTCTTTTGTAGACGGACTACTCACTGTCAAACTAAATAGAGTTATTCCAGAACATCAGAAGCGAAAGGTATATGAAATCGTTTAGTCAATTCATGTTTGAAATGAAAGGCGATTTTGGGTCTAATCCACCCAAACCAAAAGAAAAATGTTATGGAAAAAAAGTCTACTACAAACAAATTAAAAAGAAAGTTTGTGCTTTTGATACCGACACTGGATCAAATGGGGACTAAATAAAAAAGAATATCGTCGGCGCTGAGGGGTAACTGGCACAATCCAGTTGACACCCCTCTTTTTTATTGGTAGAATGGATGAAGGTAAACGAGTATCATGTCAATTAAAATTGTTCTATTAAAATCTGGGGAGCAAATTATTTCAGATGTTCATGAAGTGTGTATTGAAGAAGATAAACCTATAGGATATTCTCTAACGAGACCTTGTACAATTCATATGAAGAGAATTAGCTCTGATGATTTGATTACTACCAACGAACCAACTCCTTTTGATGTTAGTTTGTATCCATGGATTCCTCTGTCCAAAGATGAGACTATTATAGTACCTCAAGATTATCCTGTTGGATTTGTTGACCCCGTTGATCAACTGCAAGAAATGTATCAAACAAAAGTTCTGGACTTGTTAAAAGGAGAAAAATGATTAAACTTTTAGTACTGACAAACAATGTGATTCTGGTCTCTAAAATTGAAGAAGTTCCTACTGAACTTGGAGAACCAGATTGCAAACTGACCAATCCATTTGTGATTAAAGAATCTGGTTTGGAACCATGGTTAGTTGACCATACAAATCAGAATGTGTTTATGATTCATTCAGATAAAATTTTTACGATTACTGATCCTAAACCAACCCTTCTTGAGAAATACGAGCAACTGACTAAATGAGATTCTATACCAATGTACAATTGATCGGTAACCAATTTCTTGTTCGTGGTTATGAGGATGGTAAGTATGTAATGTTCAAGGAGGAATACACTCCAACACTTTATGTTCCTTCTAAGAAACCATCAAAGTATAAGACCCTTGAAGGTGACAATGTTGAACCTATTCAACCTGGTCTTGTAAGAGACTGTCGTGAGTTCTACAAAAAGTATGAGGATGTAGATGGATTCCGCATCTATGGAAATGACAGATACGTGTCTCAATACATTACAGAAAAGTATCCAGAAGATGAGATTAAGTTTGATATCTCTAAGATTCGTCTGTATACACTTGACATTGAGGTTGCATCTGAGAATGGATTCCCTGATGTAGAATCAGCTTCTGAGGAAATCCTTCTTATTTCGATTCAAGATTATAACACCAAGAATATTATCACTTGGGGAGTTGGTCCATTTGCAAACAAGCAAAGCAATGTAACTTACTTTACCTGTGATAGTGAGTATAGTTTGTTGCAAAGATTTATTGATTGGTGGGATAGAAACGTTCCTGATGTAATCACTGGATGGAATGTGCAATTGTATGATGTTCCTTATATTTGTCGCAGATTGAATCGCATTCTGGGTGAGAAACAGATGAAGCGATTCTCACCTTGGGGTTTGAATACCGAGAATGAAATTTATGTAAGTGGCAGAAAGCAAGTTTATTTTGATGTTGGTGGTATTACTCAACTGGATTATCTTGACCTTTATAAGAAGTTCACTTATAAAGCCCAAGAGTCATATAGACTTGACCATATTGCTGAAGTAGAACTTGGGCAGAAGAAACTGGACCACTCTGAGTTTGATACTTTCAAGGACTTCTATACCAATGGATGGCAGAAGTTTGTAGAATACAATATCAAAGACGTGGAACTTGTTGACCGTTTGGAAGACAAGATGAAACTGATTGAACTTGCCTTGACCATGGCTTTTGACGCAAAGGTTAACTTTGGTGACGTTTTCTATCAAGTTCGCATGTGGGACAATATCATTTATAACTATCTAAAGAAGAGGAATATTGTTATTCCTCCTAAAGAACGTACTGCAAAGGACGAAAAGTATGCAGGAGCCTACGTCAAGGAACCGATTCCTGGGGTATATGATTGGGTGGTTAACTTTGACCTTAATAGCCTTTATCCTCATCTCATCATGCAATACAACATCTCACCAGAAACCCTTCTGGAAGAGAGACATCCCACTGCAAATGTTGAAAAGGTCCTAAATCAAGAAATCAATTTTGAGTTGTATAAAGACTATGCGGTCTGTGCCAACGGTGCAATGTATCGCAAAGATGTTCGTGGGTTCTTACCCGAACTTATGGAGAAGATGTATGGAGACCGTGTAATCTTCAAAAAGAAGATGATTGAATCTAAGAAAGCATATGAAAAAACCCCAACCAAAGAACTGGAAAAGGAAATTGCAAGATGCAACAACATCCAGATGGCAAAGAAGATTTCTCTTAACTCTGCTTATGGCGCTATCGGCAATCAGTATTTCCGCTATTACAAACTAGCAAATGCTGAAGCAATCACCTTATCGGGTCAAGTATCAATTCGCTGGATTGAAGATAAGATGAATGCATATCTAAATAAGATTCTCAAAACTGATGGAGTTGATTATGTTATTGCTTCAGATACTGATTCTATCTATCTTAATATGGGTCCTTTGGTTGAGACTGTATTCAAGGGAAGAACGAAAACTACTGAAAGCATTGTCACGTTCCTTGATAAGGTCTGTGAAATGGAACTTGAGAAGTATATTGAAGGTGCTTACCAAGAATTGGCTGACTATGTGAACGCATATGACCAGAAGATGCAGATGAAGCGTGAGAACATCGCTGACCGTGGAATCTGGACTGCTAAGAAGCGTTATATTCTCAACGTTTGGAACAGTGAGGGTGTTGCTTACACCGAACCTAAACTGAAGATTATGGGTATTGAAGCAGTTAAATCATCCACTCCTGCCCCATGTAGAAAGATGATTAAAGATGCACTCAAGATTATGATGAATGGGACTGAAGATGACGTGATTAATTTCATTGATAAGTGTCGTGAAGAATTCAAAACTCTTCCACCTGAACAGATTGCATTTCCCAGAACTGCCTCTGATGTTCAAAAGTATTCTTCGTCATCAAACATTTATGCTCCCAAAACTCCAATTCATGTTAGAGGAGCATTGTTGTTTAATCATTACGTGAGGACAAATAAACTGACAAATAAATATTCACTTATTAACAATGGTGAGAAAGTCAAGTTTATATTCTTGAAAAAACCAAATATAATTCACGAAAATGTTATTGCGTTTATTCAAGATTTTCCTAAGGAACTTGGACTTGACAAATACATTGACTATGACCTACAATTTGAGAAAAGTTTTTTAGAACCATTGAAGTCCATTCTTGATGCGATTGGGTGGAATGTAGAAAAAACTGTAAACCTTGATTTATTTTTTGCGTAATGGATTTTCTTAAAGATATTGTAAAAGAAATTGGTGATGATTATACCAAACTCGCTTCCGACATCGACGAGACGGAAACTTATGTTGACACGGGTTCGTACATTTTTAATGCACTGGTTTCAGGTAGCATATTTGGTGGTGTATCTGGGAATAAGATTACTGCTATTGCTGGAGAGTCTTCTACTGGAAAAACTTTCTTCAGTCTCGCTGTGGTTAAGAATTTTCTTGATACTCACCCCGATGGTTATTGTCTCTACTTTGATACTGAGGCTGCCATTACTAAATCCCTCGTGGAGTCACGCGGCATCGACACATCACGCCTTGTCGTGGTTAATGTTGTCACCATAGAAGAGTTCCGCACCAAGGCACTCAAGGCAGTAGATATTTACTTAAAAAAACCTGAAGGAGAACGCAGTCCCTGTATGTTTGTGTTAGACTCCTTAGGTATGCTTTCCACTGAGAAAGAAATTACTGACGCACTGAACGATAAGCAAGTTCGTGATATGACCAAATCACAACTAGTCAAAGGTGCATTCCGAATGCTCACACTTAAATTAGGTCAAGCAAATGTCCCACTCATTGTCACAAATCATACATACGATGTCATCGGAGCTTACGTACCAACTAAAGAAATGGGAGGAGGTTCTGGACTCAAGTACGCAGCAAGTACGATCATCTATCTCAGCAAAAAGAAAGAGAAGGATGGAACAGAAGTGGTCGGCAATATTATCAAGGCTAAGACTGCTAAATCGCGTTTAAGTAAGGAGAATAAAGTTGTTGAAGTCCGTCTTTATTATGATGAGCGCGGCCTTGATCGTTATTATGGTCTTCTGGAACTTGGTGAGATTGGTGGACTCTGGAAGAATGTAGCAGGACGCTATGAGATTGATGGTAAGAAAGTATATGCCAAACAGATTCTCAAAGAACCAGAGGCATACTTCACTGAAGAAGTGATGCAGAAACTTGATGAGATTGCTAAAGAAGAGTTTAGTTATGGATAGTCTGAGTTCATTGATTAGGATCTATAATAATTCTCTTGATCCTAAGATGTGTGAACATATTATTCAAATTTTTGAAGACAATCAAGATGCTTGGGAAAGATTTGATAATAATAGAAAACCAAATTTTACTCAACTTAATCTAACTAAGTTAGTAGATAACTCAGAAG